CGCTTTTTGAGCTGGTATGCGTATTCGTCAGCAACACCTGCTTGGTCAACAGCACGTTTGGTGCCAGTGACGGTAACAGTTTTGCTGTTGATCTGAGTGTAGTTACCCAAACGAGTGCGGAAAGGTTCAGCACCTTGAGCAGCATTTGTGGTGGCGTAAGACACGCCTTCAGCGACAGCACCGGATGCAGGAGCAGCCAGTTCGTCGGTTTGCCATTCGTGGAACACTGCCGTAGCTTTGGTTTTACCAATGGAGCTAAGGAAAGGTGTCTCATCACGAGAAATCATGGAGATGAAGTTAGCGAGGTCTTCGCGTTCACCAGCATTGACGGAGTTACCAGTAGCACTGGCAGAGCGAGCAGCAGCCTTAGGGCCACCAGTTGCGAAATTATTTGCAGCCATGTTATATAGCCTTTCTATAAGAGTTTATTTATTTCAAAGTTTTTTGCTCACTGAAGAAATACGTTTTAGAAAATCTAACTCGTCTTGTTTAGATCCTTGACCTGAAAGAACTTTACCACGGGCATTGTTTTCGGATTCGCGAGCACGTTGTGAAGCTGGTTGCCCTGATTTAGTAGGGATTGACTTCACTGATGCTGCAGCTTTACGCTTAACTTCGCCTGTATCTTTTGCTGTTTTCAACTTACGGTAATCGTTGATGAACTTCACGACTGTAGGGTCATAGATAGACTCTAGCAGTGCTTCAGGAATGCCTTCCTTAATTGCGAATTCTCTAACGCTTTTAGCAACTTTGTCTGAATAATCAGGGATCAGTTTACTGATATTTTCCCCATACGCTTTCAGCATTTCTTGTTGCCGTTCCACTTGTTGCTGTTGAATTTTACCTGCAATACTTTTAGTTTTCTCTTCACGGCTATTCCTAGCCTTCCAATAACTTTCTTGCACTTGCTCACGTTTCTCTTTCAAGTCGCGAGCTGTATAGGTATCACCTTCTTCACGGGCCTTCTCGATATCAGCCGTTAGTTTATGGTATTCATTACCAAGATTTGTTTCTACAGCAGTTAGTTCTTCATGAACTAGATTGCCCATATCAACAAGCTCTTGCAGCTTTTCTGTTCTTTCTTGTTCGATCTGTTTCTTCAGTTCGCCAAGTTCCCGACCTTTACTTGACAGATGTTGGTCAGTGGAATAACCCTTGCGGATTTCTTCCAGGGAAATATGTTCTGTTTTGCCATTAATGGTTACAGGTACTTTGTATTCCCAATCAATATCTTCTTCTGCTGGTAAGTCAGAGTCAGGGGTAGACGTATCATCCTTGCCTTCTTCTTTATCATCATCTTTAGATTTTGAATTATCTTCATCTGTATCATTTTTATCATCAGAACCATCGGGAACATCATTGTCCGATTCTGAATCTTGAGTTTGGACATCCTCATCCTCTTCTGGTAGAGACCCCTTGAGACCCAACAGTTCTGCAACTGGGGAGTTTCGCATGATATCATCTAGGCTGGCTGCTTGACTCTCTGCACTATAGGAACCGTCATCAAAGCTTGTGCTCGAAATTTCCGAGGCAGGCGTACTGGTAGAGAGTTGGCTAACGTGTGTATTCATTAATTTTGTTTCCTTGTGTCTTGTTTATTGTGCAGATTTAGCTGCGCGTACTGCTGCCATACGATCTACCTTAGGCACATCAGCACCTTCAATACGATCGATAGCTTCAATAGCACCTTGAATATTTACTAGTTGTGGGGCATAAGCAGCAGCACGACCAGTGCCACCAGCTTGTCCACAGACAGCAAGTTCTCGAAGGATTTCATCTCGTGATTTGATTAGCACATTTCGTGCTTCATTATACTTACTCATTCATTTCCCCTTCTTGGGATTGTTTATTTTGATTTTGATTTTGGATGAAGGCCATATTAGCACCATACATCTCGATACCAACCATTTTAGCTTTCACTGATCCAAGCGCCATAGCAGAGGCATATAAGAAATCTCGTTCCTTAGTAGCATGCGGCTCAGTCTTAAGCCATGCAACAAAGAGATCAGTAAGGATTTCCCCATAAGCATCTGAAAAGAATTGCTCACGCTCTTCTTTGGCAAATAGCGATTTGACAAGAGCCATTTGGGATTCTTTGAATGGTTCAATCTTAACTTGTCCCATCCCAGATGAATAATCCATCTTGGGTTTAATACGGTCAGTAAAACTCTGTTTATACTTATCCATTGTGTCTTTCATAGAGAATCACCACGTACCTTCGCAGAGGTGGTGACCATGTTTACATTTGTTGTTCAGGTGCCATTGCTGGGCCAGGCTGATTGGGTGGTGGTGTGCTACCTTGTGGGGAGCTTGCATCACTGATGTCAGACTTAATAACCGCTTTAGCGATACCAAGCAATTCTTCAATACTCTTATGCGGGGGTAACTCAACGCCCTCTTTAGCTGCAGCAACATAGAGTTTCGCCCACTCTTGTTGGGACTTATCCAACGCAACCATAAGTTGTTTAGCATTATCCTGCATAGCGTTCTTAGATTGGATATTAGTCAGGTCAAGGGTTGCTTGTCTCTGTGCCATATCCAACATAGCTTTCTGCTCTTCAAGTTTCTGTTTCTTCTCATTAGCAGCAACTTCGCCCTGACGCGATTGGTCAGCTTGCTTCTTGAAATCATCAGTTGTGTAGTCTACCAAGAAATCTAATGGGTCTAAATCCATAGCTTCAAGAGTCTTACACGCAATACGAACGGCTGCTTGTGGGTTAACTGCCCCACCAGCACCAGCTTGCATAAGTGCAGGGATAAGCTTTGCGCCAATCATATCCATTTTCTTGATAACATTACCATTACTATTTTCACCCAGATCTGCGTCAATGGTCATGAGCATATTGTCTGGGAGTGTAGATGGGTCAACTGATTTAAAGAAGTCATTCTGATCGTAGTACTTAACTGTTTTACCTTTAAGCTTAGTACGCAGTGTTTTGTAAACACCATTAACTAAACGAGTAAATCCTGTCTCAGCAAACCTACGAGCCATGTATTGGATACGCATTTGTGCAGCAGACTGAGCACGAGCCATCTTTTCATCTGAATTACCTGAAACATACAATGTATCATTCAGTCCCTGAGCAGCTTTAGACAAACCAGTGGCTTGTTCTTTATGCTGTTGGAGTAATTCGAGAAGTGGTACTGTGCCTTGGCTAATAGTGTCAGGAGTCAGTGAAGCAACAGCACCTTGTGGGTTACCGTTAGTCGCAATGATCTGCTTGGGCTTCATATTCTGCAAAGCAGAGAAGTCAACAACATTAGGGTCAGCAAGCTTAGGCGAGTAGTTAGTCAAATAAACATTTTCAACAAATCCACGCATAATAGCTGTAGTAGCCATCGTAGCTGGACGGATCATGTCTGCAACGGATAGCCCAAAGAACTCATGTGGTACTTCAAACGGGCAGAGGGTAGCGAGAGGGATAGACTCACAGTCTTCCTCAAGTAAAATGGTGGAACCAGCAATAATAAAATGCTTAAGTTCAGCAATACCGTCGCCATCCCGATCAACACGGAGCCAGCACTCAATAACAGTGAGCTGCCTATTAGCTTCAGATGGGAAGAGTTCACGACTGTTACCACCAAGCCAATATTCTTCACCCACAAGGCGCTTACGAGCAGCTTGTTCTTCAGTGTACTTAGTCGCCCAGTCATAGCTACCATCTCCAATCTGATCCCAGTCAATATCTTGTGCAATATCAGGAAAGAACTTACGAACCTCTGAACGGGTCATGTCAATCTGGATACCAACGAAGGCAGCATCATCAAGAGAGTGTGCATCGCGGGTAATACGGAAGCATTCTGGATGAACATTCTTAATGAGAATACGGGTCTTGTTGTGCTTACGTTTTAGACGCACATCTTTGTAGACTGTAGCATATTCTGCATTACCTGTTTCTGGATTTGTTGTTAATTCTTGCTCATATTTGAGCTTTCCTAACACTTCTAGCTCATCATCTGCTAGTAAAATGTCCAAATTCTCTTGAGAAATTGTATCATATTCTTCAAAAGAATAGTCGAAATCTTCAATAAATTCCCACCGAACTATACTGTTTTTCCACAAAAGAGCTGATTTTACCCATGTATTTAGGATTTCCCACCCATTATTCTGCTTGAAAATAGTATAGTTAACCAGATCAGAAGCTATTTTAGCGTTATGATAGTCAGATGGTAGCGATCCTACAGGAACAAACTTAGCTAGCTTATTATTGTTAAACATTAGTTCAGCAATGATAGCGAGATATCCTTCAACAGCTTCCACGGTATCAGAAGATACAATCTGAGACACACCTTGTGGTGTCAAGTGGAACTGCGGGATCATCCCGTATTCATAGGTGGCCTTCTGTCGCTCACGAGCTAAGTCAGAGCTGTTCAAGAAGTCACCAACAGAGTTCATTACACCCTGTTCGATCATAGCTAGGAGTTCTTCGTCTCCTACATTCTCTTTAAATCTATCCGTAAAACGGACTACTTGATTTGTTGTTCCCATTGTTAACCTTTCATAAGAGCGATCTCACGCTCGCATACAATCATTCAAGCCAACAATGGCTATTTATTAGTGTAACTACTTTTTCCATCACGAGTCACCAGCAACTGACACAAAGGGAATCTCTCTCTTTAGGTACCGACTAATTTAGTAGGTACGTGCATTAAAATCTTTAGGAATTTTATCGCCAATCTTCTCTTGAGGATTAACTAGCTTATTTTCTGTCTTTGGTTTAATCAATCCTTGAAGTACTTTACGTTCTTCACTGGACATCTTTTGATTTATAGCCATGTTGTTTTAACCTCTTGGTATTGCCCCATCTTCTGAGCGAAGGGTACATTTGTTGTTGTTAGTTTATCACCATGAGTTCTGATTACTTCAAGAGCAATAGCTAAGGCAATCACAGTATCATCATTGTATCCTGAACTTGCATTAGTCTTCCCATTATCAGTTGAGACATAATTCATAAGTTCACCAATGATAGTTCTTGAGGGAATCATCACATCACCCTGCTCAATAGCATTCTTTAAGAAGCCAATAATAGCGGGTTTACTGGCTGAGGTAGTCCTCCAACCAATACGGTTACCTTCTTCTTTAGATACATTAGCCATCTTAGTCTGATAGTACATGTTCAAATATTTCATTTGAGTTAACCTATTCAGCGTAGCTATACCCATCGAGTTTGATTCTACCGCAAGAAGGGCATTATTATAGTATCTGCCCAGATAGAATAGTAGATCACCAAACTGAGAAGGATCAATGGTATTGTTTCTGTATACTGCACATACCTCCCGTTCTGCATTCATTACAACGCATGATGAATAATCTTTACCTACACCTAATGATACATCTGCTCCAATAGCAAAAGAATGTTCAAAGGTGGGATATTTAAAGATCTCGATAGAACCACCCCTAGCATCCTCCATCATACGAGATTCAAAGTTGAATTCTCTATGAGCTAGGATTGGTTGTGGTATTAGTTGAGATAACTTTTCAATGTTAAATACATTCGAGCCAGAGACAAGAAATGCTTCCTCGGGATTAGAAGGATACTCCTGACGGAACTTATCGTATCCACCTTCAGCAATCTTAAGCCTTCTCCAGTATAGCTGGTCTTCAGTAAGTGAATACCTTGTAACAAGAACTATCTCCTCAGCTGTCTGTTCAAACCCTTCTGGAGCCTTACGGGAGTACTCTGGCATAAGAAACCAAGCAACAAAGATAGGGATATAATCGTTTTCGCCCTTCTCAGCTCCTAGCCATAGCCGATGAAACTCATTGCCGATACCATTAGCTGTGGACTCCAGAATAACCTCTGTGCCGGGAGCTTCAGAGATACCTTGGAATAATCCTGAAAGAATCTTGGTGTCATGATTCCAGAATGCTACCTCAGAAAGGTGACAGATGGTTGGTGTTTGACCACGACCAGCCTCTGGTGCTCCAGCAGTAAATAGGCGGTATCCCGAGTCGTTATGCTGAAACATAATTTCTTTAGCATTAGACTTCTTAAACTCTGGCTTAAACACTGGTGTCATGTAATCAATAATATTACGGGACATCGTGAAGAGTGAGTCAGAAGTAGCTGCATCATGAGCCATGACAACTGACTTGTGGTAGGGATTCAGATATGCCTTCCAGAATACTCTGGATGTGGTATATGTGGAAAGCCCCATCTGGCGAGCCTTTAAGATGATAGCTCTGACTTTACCTTTTTCCTTTAATTGTTTCTCAATAGCTTCGTTAACAATATGTTGTGCTGTATTGAATTCAAAAGGTAGGAATCCTTTGGAGGAATCCTTGGGTAAAATCTTGATCTGCTCTCTGGCGAATAATTCGAAGTTGTCTTGGTAAGCTGCTAGGCGTTCTCTCTTCTTGAGTTCGCGAAGTGCTTCTAGCTTGGTGTTGTTTGTAATAGCCAATTGTGTCCTTTGGGATGTTAGTGTGGGTAACTCTCTAATAGGTACCGACTACTTCAGTGGAGGAAATCCGACTAAACTTAAGCTCATAAATTGTGAGCTGAATTTGCTCCTGGAAAATTTTAATAAATTTTTGGGTAGTGACTTATTGAAATTCTCTGGGGTGAACCCTGTCTGTGTGTGTCAAAGAATCAGGTGTTGTTGTTGGCTTCCCCTGTTTTCCTTGTCTGGCCCCCTTGTTTTCCTTGGGTGCTTTCCTTGGGCGGTGGTCGCTGTTCCTTCCTTGCGTCTTTCCTTCGGGTCTGCTCGCGTTCGGGTTGGTTCTTCTTTGTTCTCGTTGGGCGTCTTGCCCGTGTCTTTGCGGTTCGTCCGCTGGTGGTTTTGTTATGGCTTCTTCTTCTTCTTTCGCTTCTGTTGTTTCTTCTTTCCCTGTTGTGGGTGCTGCGTCGTTGCTCCGTGCTGTTGTTGCTGCTCCTGCTGCCTGCCCTCTGGCCTCGGGTGCTGGTGTCCCTGCCTCGTTGTCTGTGTCGGGTCGCTCTGTTGCTTCCTCTCGCTTTGTTCCCGTGTCTCGTGCTCCCGTTGTCTTGCCTGCTGGTTCGTTGTCGTGGGACGCGGTTCGTGGTGCTGTTGTTCTCTCTGTTCCCGGTGTTGGTGTGTTGCGTTGCTTGTGCTCTGGCTTGGGGGGTGTTGGTTCGCCTGCTGCTGTGGCTCTTGTCGCTGCTCTTCGGGTTGCTGTCGCTTCCGGTGCTCCCGTGTCCTTGTGGGGTGCTCCCGGTTCTTCGGGCCGTGTGTGTCCCGGTTACTTCTGTGGCGTGTCTGCTGCTTAATCGTTGTTCTCGTTGGGCGTCTTGCCCGTGTCTTTCTTCTTGGGGTCTGCTATGTCTGCTCGTTCTGTTTCTTTTGCTCGTTCGTTGCGTTCTTCCCGTGCTCGTCGCGGTGCTCGTTGTTCTGTTGTTCCTGTCTTCCTGCGCCTCCGTGACGGTCGGGTTGTTCGTGCGCTGTATACTTGGCGTAGTGGTGCTGTTGCTATTGCGCCTTTGTTTGCTTAAGGGCTTTCCCGGTTGGCTCCTCTTCGGTGCCTTCCGAGAGCGTCTTTGCTCTGTTTTGCGGTTCGTCCGCTGAAAGCTTCCCAATGAATACATCACAACAACTCCTCGCTGTCCTTAACTTCGGCGACAACTGCCTGCGTCGTGACTACTCGGACTGGGCTACCTCTGCTGGTGTGGTTGAAGGCACTAGCCTGTCTCCTGGGCAGCACGCTGGCTGGTTGGCTTTGTTTACACCCATCCGGCAGTCTGTGTTTGAGACTATGGACTTGTTCTTTGATGCGTCTAACGAGGACGGTCGGTGCTCTGATGGTGAGGCATACGCCTCGGCTCACATGCTGGATGACGTGTGGGAGTTGCTTATCAACTTGCAGGCTCCTTCGTGGAACACCTTGGAAGAGGTCTTGCCGCATGTTAATGCTGCGTTGGTTTGGTACAACACAGTGAATCGTTCAGCTGTTGCTCACTCTGACGACATCCCTTTCTAAGGGTCGGTCGTACCGATCCTCCTTAAGAACCCTGCCTATAGCCTCTTGGGGCTATGGAGAGTGCTCATTCTGAGACCTCACAACTGGAGACTACCATGTCTAAACTCTTTCACATGATCCTTGGGATCACTTGGTTCTACACTGCAATGTCACTCCTCGAGATCATGGAGGCTGGTGACTTTGGTCTCTTGCATATCTTGGCTATGTTCTTCTGTGGTGGTATTGCTGCTACACAGATCATGCGATTAGTGCAAGAGATCATTGAAGATCATAACTCGTTATAAGGAGCTACCATGTGTTACTACATCTACAAGCGTACAACCAACAAACTTGTTCGCAAGACAACTGACTTCTGTATACTCCGTCTG